AATTGAGTTAATACATTAGGGGCAGTTAATGTTTTACCATTTAAACTAGCTAATGCCATTTGTTTCATTGTAGTATAAAGCTTCAATTGTTCATCTGTAAGTTCAATTTCTCGTTTAATATAAATTTTATCTGGTAAATCTAGACAATCTTCTTTTAATACACGATATGAATAAGGTTCTAGTAGTCTAGATAATTCATCTAAACGTTGATAACTTTTAACTATTTGAACTCTACGACCTCCAAAGTTTCTTTCTACCATATGTGCATATCTTGATCTAAATGCATAATAAGATGTAAATCCTAGTATTTCTTCATTAAGAAATCCACATTGAGTATATAAATCTAATGGACTTTTAGTAACTGGAGATCCAGTTAATATTCTTCTATATTTTGCTATTTCAGCTAATGCTAATATTGATTTAGTTCTTTTGGCAGAAGGAGTTTTAATAGTAGTAGATTCATCAACAGCCATTAAAGTATTATGTGAATTAAGGAACTTTAAAGCAAATTGTAATCCTTTTTTAGTTGAGAAAGCCTCAACATTCATTAATAAAATATGTAAATTATATTCAGATTTAAATAAGGAATTTAATTCTTCTTCTTTTGATTTAGAAGCTAAAGCTGTCCATAATACTTTATTATATTGTATATGGCTAGGCATATGTGTTGGTATTTCTGAAGAAAACCAGTTCTTATATACACCTTTTGGTGCTATAATTAGCACCCCATTTATTTTACCTTTATCATAAAGCACTGCTATATTATCAATAAGAACTTTAGATTTACCAGTACCCATTTCCATAAAGAATGCATACTCTTGTTTATCCCATGCTTTTTCTAAAGCAACTAATTGGTGCTCATATGGTTTAGTTTTAAACCTGTAATTGCGAATCATAAATAATTAACTTCTTTCTATTGACTTATTAAATAAACATCATTATATACTTTGTCAAGAGAGAAATAAAAGAATGAAAAATAAAATATTTGAATTATATAAAGATAAAAGTCTTGTAGAGTTTTTAGAGTTTAAAAAAGAAAACCCTAAAGAAAATTTTGTGTATGTATTACAGCATCCACCAGCTAACATAAATATATTAAGCGCTTCTAATTTTGGATATTTAGTTATATGTCTTGCTTACTTTGATCAAGTTGCATTTAATGCAGCTCCTTTCGTATTTAAAATGCGAAAGAACTTGAAAGATTTTACAAAGCAAGATTATATATTGCTTACAGGAGATCCGGCGGTCATTGGTATTTCCTGTGCTATAGCAAGTGACATGACCAATGGCCAATTTAACCTCTTGAAATGGGATCGTAGAGAGTTTAAATATTACCCAATAGAATTCGATCTCTATCAGAAAGGATAAAAATGAATATAATAAACTTTATAGAAAAAGGAGAAGATCTTGTAAACACAGTATTTCCAAAACATATTTGGGTATCTGAAAATGGAAGAGGTAAATACAGAGATACTTACTTCAATATATTTTGGCAACAACATATAATTAAACCTAAAAGAGAGATTATGAATAATCCAGATTACTACATTGATTATTCTAGATGTAATACAACTGAAAAATTATGCGATTGGATTAGACAATTATCTGGAAAAACTTGGTGTACTGTTGAAATGATAAGTGAACTTATTGACGAAGTTAATGAAGTACACAAAGAAAAAACAGGAAAGGTTTTATTTTAATGAATGACGATGTAAAAAAAATGATGTTGGAGGATTCTACTGATCTTTTAGATAATGTAGAAGTTACAACAATATCAGCTGAATGTCAGAAGTTAAAAAATTTAGAAGATGATATTGCTAGAGCTGAAGAGCATGTAGATAATCTAAAAGCTATGGCAAGAGATATTAGTGAACGCGTTATACCCGAACTTTTAGCAGAGCAGGGTTTAAGTTCTTTGAAATTAGCTGATGGTTCATCTGTTACAGTCAAAAGAGAATACAGATGTACTCTTCCCAAAGACGATTTTAAAAGGGAAGGAGCTTATAAATGGCTTCGTGAGAACGGACTAGGTGACATTATTAAAAATAATGTTTCTGTTACGTTCGGTCGTGGCGAAGATAACAAGGCTCAACAATTGTTGGACCTTGCAGCGTCAAATGGTTTTGAACCACAACAGAAAGCTGATGTGGCTTGGAATACTTTGACAGCTTTATTTCAGGAGCGTGTCGAGTCCGGGCTCGACATGCCTTCTGATGTCTTTAGTACTTGGATTAAAGACACAACTAAAATAACCCGTAAATAATGGAGAAACGATGATGGCTAATGAAGCAATGGTTAAAAAAACAGTAACCAACGGTTCTGTAGCTTTGTTTGGAGATGATCTAGACAAAGGCTTTGAAAATATGACGCAACAAGATCTTGCGTTACCTTTCATAAGAATCCTTGGACAATTATCACCACAGGTAACTGAAGGTGATTCTAAATACGTTCCAGGTGCAAAACCAGGAATGATATATAATACAGTTACGAATGAACTGTATGATGGTAAAAAAGGAATAAAAGTTATTTCTTGTTACTATAAGAAAGACTATCCAGAATGGTCTGAAAGAGGTGAAGGTTCTGCAGCTCCTGTTGCATTACATGCACCTAACAGTCCAGTGATAGCTACAGGTAAGAGAGAAGGATCTAAAATTAGATTGCCTAATGGTAACTATTTAGAAGAAACTGCTTCTTACTATGTAATGGTAGAAACTAAAGCAGGTGGTTATACTCCAGCTTTAATTACCATGAAGTCAACGCAGCTAAATGTAAGCAAGAAGTGGAACGCAATGATGAAAACTGTTCAGATCTCTGACGGTAAAGGTGGCTTTGCAGTTCCTCCAATGCATGGTGTTGTATACAACTTATCATCTAACCTACAGAAAAATGATAAAGGTAGTTGGTATGGTTGGGTAGTAACACAAGACCGAATTTTAGAAACCAAAGATAAATCTTTGTACATAAGTGCAAAAGGTTTTGCTGGTGATGTAAAAAAAGGATCGGTGCAAACAAGAGCTGATGTAGAAGAGAGAGTAAACGAGAACGTACCGTTCTAGTTTATAATTAAATAGGAGCCCAGCAATGGGCTCCACAAAATTGTGTGAAAGATATGAAAGAAAAATTTAAACAGATATTTACTGGCTTTCAAACAGCTTATGGTCAGTATCAAAAAGGAGAACGTGGTGAAAACGGAAAACAAAAAGGCAAAGCGTACATTGTTAGAAAAGAAGTTACGGATAAACTTTGGGAAGACCATCTTAATGGGATCGATCCTGCTCTTGGTATTATCCCTATCAATGAAGATAACAACTGTAAGTGGGGCTGCATTGATGTTGATCAGTATAATCTTAATCATGCTGATATAATAAATAAAATAAGAAATTTAAAATTACCTTTAATAGTATTCAGATCTAAATCTGGTGGTGCTCATATATTTTTATTTACAAAAGAATTCATCCCTGCATCTTTGATGCAAACAACATTAAAGAAGATAGCAGATAAATTAGGATTTCAAGGTGTTGAGATATTTCCAAAACAAACGGAAATACTTGTGGAACGTGGGGACACAGGTAACTTTTTAAACTTACCCTACCATAACCAAACGAAAGGATTAAGATATGCGTTCGACGATAATGGCGCCGCTATGTCACTTGAGGAATTTTATAAGCTCTATGATGTTTACGCGCAAAGCAAAGAAGAAGTTGAAAAAATCGAAATCAAAGAAGAGAAGATAGAAGAAGTATTTAAAGATGGTCCTCCATGTTTAAATAGATTAGCACGCGATGGCTTTAGCGAAGGATCTAGGAACAACGCTTTATTTAATATTGCCATATTTTTTAAGCAATCAAATCCAGATAATTGGCAGGATAAAGTTGTCGCAGCTAATCTTAATTTAATGACAAAACCTTTAAGTAATAGTGAGGTTCAACAATTATTAAAATCTGTTGGTAAAAAAGGTTATGATAAATATAGATGTAAACTTCCACCAATAGTAGATGTTTGTAATCCATCTTTATGTAGAACAAAAAAATTTGGAGTAGGTGGTGGAGATGAAGAAGTAATGCCGGTATTAGGAAACTTAACAAAGTATAACTCTAATCCTCCTCAATACTTTTTAAACATAGGAGAAGGTGAAACTCAAAAGAGAGTTGAATTAAAAGCAGAACAATTAGCAAGTCCTGCGTTATTTTCTTTAGCTATGTTAGAGAAAGCAGATTTATTAGTACCTAAACTAAAAGAAAAAGATTGGAGAGAGTTTTATTTAAAACCACTAATGGATAATTTACAAACAGTAGAACCATTAGAATCTTTGGATCCACAAAATCAAATAATATCTTTATTACAGGATTGGACTACGAATAGACAGAATGCAAGAACACTTGATGATGTGTTTAATAAACTTCCTTTTACAGATGATAAAAGAGAATTTACATATTTTAGAATGGAAGACTTCTTTAATTTCTGTAAGAAAAATCATTGGGAAATGGATAAAACAAAGACAGGTAATTTAATTAAACAATTAAAAACTATATTTGTAGAAGAAGTTAGAATGAAGATTAAAGGTCAAGAACCAAGATTAGTTAAGATTAAAACTATGAAAAAATTAGATGCTTCTATATCTCAAGTTAAATATCAGGAACAACATTTCTAATGAAAATAGGTATTAATTGGTATTTAAAATATACATTGGCATTGGAAGAGATAAAGAAGTTAAGGTTTGAATTAAACGTAATGAAGAGGAAATATGAAAACTATAATTCTAGGTCCGCCTGGGACAGGAAAAACAACAACGTTGTTAAACTTGGTAGACGAGTTCATAAAACAAGGGATTAGACCAAAAGAAATTGGTTATTTCTCCTTTACAAAGAAAGCAGCAAGAGAAGCTGCAACGCGAGCATCTGAAAAATTTGGATTGAGCGTGGAACATGATTTAATTTATTTTAGAACACTTCATTCATTAGCTTTTAGAATGTTAGGTATTACTAAAGATAAAATGATGGGTATTGATGATTATAGAGAATTTGGATTAAGATGTAATCTACCAATCAAAACTGCATCTTATTCTGATGATGATGGAGTATTTAATTCAAATAATGAATACTTAACAATCATTAATACAGCTAGGGTTAAGAGAATGGATCTACTTGAGTATTATGATTCAAGGAGAAACTTATTAGATATAGAAAGAGATACATTGTTTTTATTAGATCAAGAACTTAAAAAGTATAAAGCAGAAAAAGGATTAAAAGATTTTACAGATTTATTAGAACAATTCATTGAACAAGATATAGCTCCAAGATTTAAAGTATTATTTATAGATGAAGCACAGGATTTATCTCATTTACAATGGGAAATGGTTAGAAATATATGGTCTAAAGCAGAAAAGACTTATATTGCAGGGGATGATGATCAAGCCATATTTAAGTGGGCTGGAGCCGATATAGATCACTTTATAGCATTGAAAGATGAGGTGGACGAGATCAAGACCCTTAATCAATCTTATCGTATTCCTGGAGGTCCTATACACGAATTATCACAAAAGATTATATCTAAAGTTACAAATAGATATGAAAAAACCTATAATCCACGCCAAGAAACAGGGTTATTAAGATATTATACAGATATTACACAAGTTGATATGTCACAAGGAGAATGGCTTGTATTAGCTTCTGCTAATCATTTTTTAAATGATGTTAAAGAACTGTGTGAATTACAAGGTTGGTATTATCAATATAAAGGAATGAACTCTATTTCATTAGAATTATTATTAGCATTAAGTAATTGGGAAGATTTTAGAAATAATATACCGTTAAATTATCTACAAATTAAAAACATATATAAATATTTAGGTGCTAGTATAACTCCAGGATATAGAGATGCTAAAACATTAAAGGCAGAAGAAAAATACACAATTAATGATTGTAAACAAAATCATGGTTTACTTACTGATAAAGTATGGTATGAATCATTTGAAGGTGTTGATACGATTACAGAGAACTATATTCGTAATATGAGAGCTAATGGTGAGAAGATAAATAAAACTCCAAGAATTCTTATGTCAACTATTCATGGCGCTAAAGGTGGCGAACGTGAAAAAGTTTTAGTTTTGTTAGATCTTACAACAGCAGCAATTAAACAAGGAGATGATGATCCAGATGACTTACATAGGTTATTCTATACAGCTTTTACAAGAGCTAAAAAAGAATTACATATTGTAGATCCTCGAGATTTTAACAAAGCATACATAATATGACAAACAAAACATTTTTTAAACAAGTAGGTGGTAAACACTATAAAACCATGAAGATACAACCATCTGTTTTTATTAACGAAAATCAATTACCATTTGCAGAAGGCAATGCAATAAAGTATATCTGTAGACATAAGTTGAAAGGAAAAAAAGAAGATATATTAAAAGCAATTCATTATTTAGAAATGATATTAGAAAGAGATTATAAATGACAAGAACATTCCAGCAGATATTGTTTACACCTCAAACAGA